GCTGTAGCTCCTTCAGTTCAGATCTCAGAAAGTCTTGATTACACAGGAGGAGATACTGTTTATGCACATCCAAGATGCAGATGTTGGGTTACTTACTCAAAAGCGTAAGGTTTTATCCAACAAGGAGAAGCTATCAATCCTTTTGGATCAAGTAACTCCACAGGATCAACTGAAAGATGCTGTGAAGGGAAAAATACCAAAACACTTTAAGCGAAACACCATTCGTGAGAGGTTTGGTTTAGAAAAAGAATTAGAATATTACAAGCTTGGGTTCACCACAGCATTATCTGAGTTTAACTTAGAGCTATGGTGGTCTCAAGCTGTGCAATTTGGAGCGTTCCTTAGTGGAGACTTCAAAACAGGATACTGTGTGGCTACTCCTCGGTATGGTAAGTCATTCCTTTGTGGCATTATGTCAAACCATTTTGCCTATGAAGGTGAGAACTGCTATGCTGTAGGATCAACACAAGAGTATTCAGGAATTATCATCCAGCATGCTAGGGAAATCCTAGTGAACGCTCACCCTGATGTGAAGGCTATGTTATCCTTTGATGAAAAGGATGTCACTTCAGTGGATAAGCGACTAAAGCGTGGTTTATCATCATTCTCTAGTGAAGGGTTCACATTCAGAAATGGTGGTAAGTTAGAGGGTCTATCCGCAGGTAGTAACTATACCGATCCATCTAAGATCCACGTTATTGGTCGTGGAGGTAATATGTTTGGGGATGAAGCTTCTGACATCTCACCTATTGCCCTTGGTCACATGGGTCGTAGGGAATTTGAATCAGATGATGGTCGTAAATTGATTATGTACTTAATCTCCAACCCTCGGTCATTGAATAGCTTTTATGACTTCATGACCAATGAGGATCTTGCTGATGATGAATTTGTTATGTGGCTGGATGTGGTTACAGCAATGGAGGAGGGAAGCATCAGGTACACCAAGGATGAGCTAATGAGATCTCAGTTCACAATTACAGAAGACTCTATTCGAGAAAACCTTCTGTGTGAGTTCCCTACTGAGAGATCTTCATTCTTTGATGCCTCACCTGATATTCTTGATGATTTTGACATGAAAACAGAGGGCTTGGAGTTCTTCCTTGGAGTGGATAGTGCTTATAAAGGTGCGGACTCTATTCAGGTTACTATCTCCTCTGTGGACAAGTCTAATCACTTCACAGCTATTGATACAATGGACATTAAGCCTAAAGAGTGGATTGATGGTGTCACAGCTATTGAAATTGTCAATAAGATTGTGACCATTGCCAATCAACTCAATGTGAAAGCTATCGGCATAGATGCTGGTGGTGGAGCACACATTGTACAGCCTCTCAAGATGAGAAGGTTGTCAGGACAGCTTAAATGCCCTGTGTATGACATCAACTTTGGTGGTAAACCTACTGAGATAAAAGTCATTGGTAAAGATCCAAGTGCTGAATATGCTTTCAACAGAAGGGCTGAAATGCACCTAATGCTGAGAGGTATGATGGAAGCACAAAGGGTTTCATTTGTTAGAAAAGTGTGGGATGCTATTTCAAGGCAGATGTCATTTGTGTCTGAGGTTCAAAGACCTGAGGACAGAAAAGTTAAGATCAGACCTAAGGCAGAAATCAAGAAACTACTCAGACAGTCTCCTGACGAACTGGATAGTGTATTGCTCTCTCTCCATGTGGCTGAGCTTTATTACTTAGGAGGGTCATAATGACTTGTGGAAAGTGTAAGAAAGATGACTGTGGTGGTCAATGTGCAATGGATAGGCACTTCCTTGCTGACTACAAGGACAGGTTGATCTATTCAAGTACAGGATTCAGAGGAACATCTATCAATGAAAATCTAGAAGAGATTGAGCAACTAGCTCTTGACCTTCCTGATGTTGATTACGTTCTTGATAACATTGTGAATTACATGTTCACAAACTACCTTACTACAGATAGTTTTGAGAAAGATGAGGAGCTTAGAAAGTACCTCTATGGTCATAACTTTAATGGTCAAAGAAACTATGATGTACTTAAGCAGGTAGCTAAAGGATATAGAAAATATGGTTACTATGGTATTCTTGCCACAAAAGATGGTCTTGTAGGGATTCACCCTAAGGATATCCTTGCTTGTGTTATTGACTACCCTAAGATGCCTGTGTTAAGACAAAACTTGACTTACCTTATCAAGAAGAGTGACTACTACAGAACTCCTTATGTACAGAAAACAGGAAACCCTAGAGTAGCAACTGACTACTCAGAGGATGACATCAAAGAAATCCTCAAAGACCCTGAAAAGTACAAGAATGATGTAATGGTAGTTACTAGTGATGAGTTCGCTTGTGTCAGACTAGATACATCACAGGTATTCTGTATGAGTCCATTGCTTAAGGATAGAAAGCGTGTTGAGCTTATCCTAAACATCCTTAACCGTATGAACTATGATATCTCAAGAAATGGTATTGGTACTATTGCTTTACAGGCTAAAGATACTTTGGAAGAGCAGATTGAGGAAAGTGTAGAGCAAGGATCTGCTTTCTCTAGTGGAGAGCTACTTGACATGGGTAGAACTGCTAAGGCAGAACGTACTCAGAAGATTGTTGAGGACATGAACGCCTTTGCTGAGAAACTTTCTGAGACTGAGTTCAATGATGCTATTGTGTACTCAGGGAACTTCCAAAACCTAGAACAGCTTGAGCGTGATACTAAAGCAACTGACTTCCTGGACTACCTTTCACAGTATGTTCCAGCTATTATCTGTCAGATGTTTGGAGTTCCAGCTAGACTGTTTGACTTGAATAAGACAGTATCAAACATTGGTACTTACAGTATCATTGACAACGCTATGAAGAACACAATCATTCCAATGCGAGACCACTTCCTTGGTCAGATTGTACACTTGCTTCAACAAGCTACTGGATTGGAAGAGCATATTAAGTTTGATAGCTATGAGTTCACTAACAGCTACAACTACAATAATGACCTTTATATCCTTGATGTTTATGATAGACTGAAAGGTATTGATGAGAAGATGGCTGAGGCTTACTTAGCTAAAAACCTAATCGTGTAAGGAGTATATAATGTCAGACAAGATTATGTCTATTGAAGAGCTTGCTAAAATGCAGGAGAAAGTTATTGATGCAACTAAATCAGATGCACCTGTGGCTATTGAAACACCTACCACAAGTGTGGTGAATGGTGATCCTTCTAAGGTTCAATCTATTGATCCTAAGAACTACACAGTGGAGTTATGGCTTCCTGTGAATAGTGAAACACCTGCAACTGCTGAGCGAGTAATGGGTGGTACAGCATATAAACAATTTGTAAATGCTGATCAGAAGTTCATTACAGCACGAATTGCACGTAAGGTACGTAACTATGCTTCAACCATTACTATTGCCTTCACAAAATTCAATGAAGATGGAGACTCAGAGATCTACACTGTGGATGATCTGCTTAAAGTCTATGAAGTCTTTGATGATGATGTGATTGATGCTTGTGAGAAGCTTGTAGGTACTGTTCTTGGTATTCCTGATCATTTGATGCAATATATCACTGATACTTCATTGATTGAGACTTGCACAAAGATTATCGAGAACAATCCATCATTTTTTCAAGCTGGTTAGTTACCTAGTAAGGTATAACTGGGCTTGGGTTAATGGAAAGATAAAAGAGAAGGATGACTACCGTGGACTTGCTTATGAGGACATGGTAGCTATCAACCTTGATGACATAGAGGAAAAAGTCCTTGCTGTGGTTAAAGAATACAGAATGGACTACCACTATGTAGCAGATCAGATGTACTACCCTGATGTTACTGTGTATTATGCTAAGCTAGTCAATAACAATGCCTTTAAGAGCTACAATGACTATCTTAACCTTGATGAAGAGTCTAAAGGGAAGTATGTTACTGATTGGGGAGTTCCTGAACCTTATGAGTATGAACTCCTAACACCTGAAAAACAACAAAAGGCTATTGAAGCTAAAGATAAACCTAGTACTAATTCCTTGAAGGATATGTACAGGCATGGAGGAAGATTAAATGACTGAAGTACTTGGTGATGTACTTGGATTCTTAGATACTAAGCGTAAAGAAATTATGCCTGAGTATGTACGCAATGGAAAACCTGTGTACACACTACGTAAATATGCAGACTTGACTGACCTTGATGCTGAGGTTCTTATCAATGGTGGTACAGAAAACGTAGCACAAAAGATCCCTACTATTGGGGTATCAGGTAATATGCTTCGTACTCCACGTACATCATACGCTGTGAATGTTGAAATTGCCTTTGATAACCGTGTGAAGGTAGTTGAACAAGACCTTGGAGATGGTAAGACTGAGAAGGTATACACATTTGTGGTTGACCAACGTGCTCTTATGGAACAATCTACAGGTCATATTTATGCAAACTACATTGTAGGGTTTGTAATTGGTAAAGGTAAAGGTGGTAAGCCTGAAGTTCGTGGTACTGTTCATATCAAGGAAGATGAGTTCATCAATGACTTTGATGCTACTTTTGACCCATTTGAAATGGAAGCTATTATGGATCTGATTAACCATTACAAGCTAGAGCATGGTACAGCTAAGGTTATTGATACCATCAAGTTTTAATTTAGTTGTGGTAGGGTTGACTCCCTACCTCTTTTTGTTATAATGTGAATATAATTATGCAAGGAAGGAGCACGTTTAATGGCTACTATTAAAGTTCCTAAAATGAACCTCAAGATTGAAGTTGCAGGGGAAACTAAAACTTTCAAGTCACCTCTTGCTGAAACAATCTTAGCTCAAGTAAGACGAGTAGTTGTAGGGCATGAACAGATTCAATACTATGATGTTGATGAAAACAAGTTCAAGTCATTCACTTATTGCTGTGGTGATAAGTATGAATTTAACTATGAACTTGAAGAAGTTAAGCTTAAAGACACTGAGTTTGACTGTTATGGCTTCCCTATCACTTATGCAGGAGATAAATAATGACAGAAGTAAAAACCGTAGGACAAACCTATCAAGAGTACTTGCGTGAAGTACGTGCAATACAGTTTGGTAGAGAGTCTGAAGTTATTTCTTCTATCACTGAAGGCACAACTGTTAAAGCTGTGGAGGCTGAAAAGTCTGATAAACAAACAAAGAAGAAGGTAGATGAGTAGTGAGTAAATTTAGAGTATCAAGATTCCTGAAGCGTGACCTAGTTGCTAGAGTAAGTTTCTTGAATGATAAAGGTATTATCCAAAACTCACGAAAGTTCTTTGAATTTTATCCTGGTGACAACCAAGAGAGCGAAGGTTGGTATGAAACTACTGATGAAGTTCTCTTGGCTAGTCTCAAGGAGCAAACAGAACAGCTACCTTACTCACCTGAGACTGAGGCAGGGCTCAAACAAGACAAGGTTGAGTATGAGTATGCCTACTGTGCCTCATGTGGTGGTAAGAAAGTAAGAAAACTTAAATATAATTTGTTTGAGGTTATTGAATAATGCACATCAAGACACAGATTGCAGGAAAGATCATGAATGAGATCAATGACTACCTTGAAAGAAAAGATAGCCTTGATAACATCTTGAACTTATCCCAAGAAAGCACTGAAAAAGAGTGCCTATCTGTGAATAAGGTTGAAAACAGTGAAGGTTACATGACCTTGTTATCTGAAGGTTCTGTGCTCTATCAGGATGGTACTATTAGACTTTACTTATGTAAGGGTACACTCAAGAACTGGTATGATAGCATTGATGAAACTTTTGAAGGTTATGTATCAACTGGTCACAGAGATCTAAATAGTTATCCTGTTAGAGAAGGTTATTTCAGAAAGAGTGACCTTAAATTGGTTCAGGATGACAATGGTAGATATGATCTACTGGTTAAACCTCATGTTAATACACAACTAAGCAACGTTAAGGATATTATCCTTCAAGATGAGCCTTTTGCAATCTCATCTGAGTTCCTATGGTATCACAAAGATATTGGGGATGATGATATTGAAGAATATGCAAAACTCATTGCTTATAATGTGGAACATGGCGGTGATATTGATGTACCTATCACAGATAAGGTAGAGATTACTGGCTTCTCCTTTGTGGGGAATCCTGGTAATGCTAAGAGTGGTGGATATGATCCATCCTTACTAGTAAGAAATGAGGAAGAACACTTGAAGAATAAAGAAATTCTTGAAAAAGTACTTGCTCACCTTTCTGCTCAAGTAGAACCTGAGGAAGTTAAAGAGGATGAAGTCCTTGAAGAAGCTCCTGTGGTTGAAGAAGAGCCTAAAGCTGAAGAAGCTGAAGAAAAGGTAGAGGAAGCTACTGAAGAGCCTAAAGAAGAAGAGGCTAAATCAGAAGAGTCTCAAGCATTGGCACAAGCTATTGAAGCTATTGAGGCATTGACTGCTGAAAATGAAGCTCTTAAAGCTGAAATTGCTACTAAAGATGCTATTATTGCAGAAAAAGAAGCTAATGAAAGTGTTGTAGAAGGACAACTTTCTAAACTAGCTGTGTTGCTTGACAAAGCAAACCCTGTGGTAGAGAAAGCTTCTAAAGTAGAAGAAGAACAACCTAAGAACCGTTTTGGACGTGTTCGTTTTGGAGGACAATAAATTGACTAAAGTAAATTTTGATATTTTGCTTGGTGAAGCTATTGATAACTTGTATGAGCGTACTAAAGCTCAACTAGCTAACAAAGAAAACTTCACTAATGAAGATGGTAAGATTCCTTTCGGTATCTCACGTGACTGGTCTAAAGCTCAACCTTCACTTCGTGAAGTTGGTATGGATGATGAGTTGGTAAACGATATCCTTAAACGTTTTGAACAATCATCTTTTGGAGCTTTGCGCAAAGCTAAAAATGGTGACTGGATCATGGAAGGTATCACTTGGGGTACTAAAGCTCCTGACTTTGCTAATGATACTTCAGATGCCTGCTGTTTCACTGAGAAATTCACTATGCAAGCAACTGGTGATGCTACTCCTGTACGTTACCTCTGTTTCAAAGACTGTGAAACACGTCTTGACCGCTTGATGAAAGACAAAATGCACTTCAAACAAGGAGATCTTATTAATATCTTCCAACGTTTGGGTATGTCTTATGAAGAAGCTGAACAATTCATGGCTTGGTACACATTTGCCTTTATCGTTCAACGTCATATCGTTCAAGGTATGTTGAACTTCCAAGGTCAAGGTCTTCGTCCATTCGCAGGTGTGGCTGAAATGATGTCTCACCCAGGGGTTACTCCTATTGATGCTTCAGGATCTATCATTGGTGCTTTCCGTCAAGTAGCTTGCTACCTAGATGTATTGAACAACCAATCTGCACGTTACAAGATCTATGTTCACCCACTTACACTTCGTGGAATCAAATCTGAAATCGTTCCTGGTAAAGATGGTAAACTTCCTCAAGGATGGTCTGTAAATGGTGAGTCTATCTCATTCCGTGGTATTCCATTCGGTGTATCTTACCACTTGCCTTATGACCTTGAAAAGACCATGACTGGTGAAGCTTATGTGATTGACTTGTCTAGAGTTGAAGCATTGACTCAATATGACTTGTTCGTACCACAATCTTCTATCTACACACAACGTACAGAAGATACTTCTAAACCAGGATGTGAAGTGATCTGTGACAAGTACGAAAACTTCGGTTTGGTACATACTAACTCACCTATCTCTCACTTGTTGATTGCCAACATTCCATTGGATCAAACTTGCCCTGCTGTGGTATTTGAACGTATCCAAGGTCTTCTTACAGGTCTCAATCCATTCCCTATGGCTACTATCCCTGCAAAATAAGGAGTTAAGATATGCAACCTGAATTGGAGTTAATGAAGATTACACAGAAGCTTCAAGATAGGTGTGGCTGTTTTGACTGTGATGATGGAGCAACTATGCAACGGTACATGGAGAGCTTTCTCCGTGTCCTTGCTAGGCTGTTCTGTTGGACTGATGGTGAATGTGATACTATATTAAGAGCTAGAAGACATGAAGTGATTGAAGTCAAAGACTTTGAGATCTGTGGATGTGATGCAATGGTTGAGATCAAGCCTTACTACTTTAAAGGTTTTGATCCTTCAACGCTTAAGGTATATATGCACAAGAGAAAAGGTCTAGAGCGTGAGGAGTATGAAATTACTCCTGATAAGTACAACTGGTCTTTTGTTGATGGAACTATTCTAATCAACGTAACTGAAGAGTTGAGTCCATGTTGTAGATGCTGTGACCCTTGCTCCTGTGAGGCTGAGTACAAGATCATTCTTGACTATGAAGCTGGGTATACATCTAACAACCTACCTGACTGCATCTTTGAAGCAATGTGTCACTTCATGAATATATTTGTAGCTTACCAAAATAAATGTGGTACACTTGATGAGTGTGCTAACATGGATAGACTTGCTGTAGGAGCTGTCCTAGAGCAAAAATCAGTAGACTACATTGTTCGTAAATGGACTGTGGATAAGACAAGCCTAGATACATTCTATGTGAAGCTTATCAACACATGGGCACTTAAGACACTTAGTTCACTATCACTGTGTAAGAAAGTTTACACAGAAAATATGTACTTAGCTATTGGGAGAAGAAAAGAATGCAAGTAAGATACAATGGAGAGTATGCTAGAGAGCAACGCTCTTATGGCTGTTCCAAGTGTGGTACTGGTCGCTCAATTAGTGGAGTAGAAACTTATAGAACTGTGTATAGAACTTACTACAGTGGAAGGCTCTATATCTTTGAACAAGGTAAAACCTATCCTGTGGATGACATCTTAGGTAAGTATCTAACTAACTTAAGATACACAGATAAGGAAGGTGTAATCAGAAATACTTTCTCTGAAGTACCTGATAACACTGAGGCTACCTATGTAAGAAATGTAGAAGAGACTGAGTTTCATATTCCTGAAGAGCCAAAACCTACAGAAGATGCTCCTGAGTCAAATGTAGATCCTAACTTACATTTAGATCACCTTGACGACTAGGAGGTAGTATATGCCATTACCTAGAACTAATAGAGAGATCCTTGTGTTAAGACAAGGTACAGCAACACCTACTTATGATGAGAACTCTAGGCAGGTAATGAAGTGCTTGTGGGAAGAGGTTGAGCATTTATACTGTGTAGACCATATGCCTACATCTAGGGGTTCTGAGAGTGATGCGACTACAACTCACACTCTTGAAGGATCTAGACAACTAGAGACTTTCTACTTTTCACTATACAACCAACACCATTCTTGTGACTTTGATATTAAGCATGGTTATTATATCCTGCAAAGAATATCTACCAAGTGTAATTATTGGGAATGTCCTGAGGATGCTGGTTATCTATTTTGGAAAGTAGTAGCATGTCGCACGTATGAGATTATGCCTGGGTGCTGGGATATAAAGATGACAGGTGAAAGACTGTCTCCACGTGAGAGTGAACAGAAAGTACTTGAGTGTGCCCCTTATATCAAACAATTACAGGGGGTGATTACTCGTGACCACGACTGATATTCACGACTGGAAAGGTACTGAGTTTGTGGAAGAGTTTACCAACTTTGTTCTTACTGGTACTTTGGAAGCTAAGGCTATTGCTTCTAAGCAAACAGGTAGAATGGTAAACTCAGTTAAAATAAGAAAAGTCAGTGATGGCTTTGAGGTATATAGTGATCGTAATGACTTCCCTCCTACTAAGAGAGGTAAAGTTAGATACTATACCAAAGTTTATGTTGAGAGAGGCTATCCTAATTATCCTCCATTTGACTTCCTTATGGAAGGTTTCCTAAATGTAGGAGAAGGAGAACTTGTTAAAGGTGGAGTAGGTCAGTACTCTGCTAAGCACCCTTCAGGTAGACGGGGATCAGGTACAGCTATTCTAACTCAGAGCGATAAGTCTGCTGTGACTGCATATAGAGAAAGAGCTGAAAGTAGATTGGCTGTTAAGATTCCTAAGAGGCTACAGAAATGAATAGTGCAATATATATAAACATTAAGAAATGGCTTCAGATGTATGGAGCTGGTGTTCTAGATTACTTCATTCAACCTGACCATTCCGAAGAGCTAGACCCTAGAAAACGTTATGATAACTTTGATGTGCAATTCAACCAACACGTAGGAACTACTGAGCACTTTCAACTTAACCAAGGAGCTGAGTTTCCATTCTTGGCAATAGATGTTTCTTGTGATAATTCTTCTAAGTGCTTTCCTAGATTCTATGTTACATTCTCTGTATATTACTCATCTGTGTCTCCCCCTACTGGTAGGGTATGTATTGAGAACACTCCTGAGGGTAAACTTGAGTATAGAGAAGAAGTGCACTGTCAAATAAAAAATATGTTGGTTCATCAAGTTAAAACCCCTAAAGGTATACAGAGAAAGACATTCGCTCAGGATGTAGCTTCATTGGATAATTGGTACTTACCTATCAATGCTAAAGTGCTTGATGTGGGATGTCCATTAGACTTCTCTAATGAGCTTGTAGATGAGGTTGAAATGTTCTCATTCCCTGCTACCTTATCAATATATACATGTTAAGAAGGAGAGAGAACATGGCTGTGGAAAAACCACTAAATGTAGATGAGTTCTTCATGTCTCGTAATGAGATTGCAAACCGTCACGGTAGTCGCCTTGAGCTTCAAGCAATGGCACGTGTCCGTGAACACATGGTTGAAGAAGCTAATAAACCAAAACCTTCAGTGCAAGCTGATAACAAGAAAAAGGAGAAATAAATGTCTAACTGTTTTGTAGATATGTCTCATCCTATGTACGGTTACAATACCCAAGATAAAGACAATAAAATTATTGTTGCTATCAATGAGGAAATCCGTCCTTGTGTTCGCTGGAAAGCTAACAAACAAGTACAAATTCCTACTGGTACTTTAGTACAATATGTACGTAAGGATGTGCCTGAAGATCAACTCAACTGTACACCTTTGAAATGCTTCAACACAGGTACACTTTATGTGAAAGCTGTAGATAAAGCTATCAAGGTAAACTACCAAGTACGTTCAGATGCTGATGACTATGCACTTGGTTTCAACATGGTATATGTAAACGTTCCTAAAGCTGGTACTTACCAACTTAAAGTAGCTGTAGCAGACTTTACAGATCTTGCTCAAGCTAACTCATACGTGTACACATACAACTTTGAAACTCATGCACCTGGATTCGTACTCCGTACCATTGACCTTGCTGATACAAAAGCAATGACTCAAACAGGTAATGGATGGAAACCTTCTGACCACGGTGTAGTAATCTCTTATGAAGTTACTTACACAGGTACAGATGACTTTGATGGTCAAATTGGTCTTTCATCTCCAATGATCGTTAATGATCGTGCTGAGTTGCGTAAATTCTCTAATGTGTTGCTTTCATGTTTGACTTCATTCACACATAACATTTCAGTACCTACTACAGATGCTAGATGTTTTGGTCGTCAATATGATAAATCACAAATTGAGATCACTAAAGAAATCACAGCTACTACAACTTCTTGTAATGACTACTGGTTGAACCCACTTCAATCTATGTCTAAGAAGCTTACAAGTGGTATTCCTGTGACAGACAGCTTCACAGTAGAACGAATTGAAGTAGATGGTAAAGAATATGGATCACTTGTGATTCCTGACTTGTACTATGAAGATTGTAATACAATCATTATCTCTTCTGACCGCTGTGATTGTACTTACCTTTCATCAATGCCAATCTCTGCTGGTGTAGGTCTTGAGGATGATGAGTTTATCGCTCTTACTCAAACACATCATGGATTGAGTCGTGGTACAGTTCTTGTGAACCCAATGTACATTGGTGAAAAACTTCTTGTGACTTACAATGCTGAGCGTGATGTTGAGCTTATTGTAGCTAATGACAAACGTTTGAGAAATACTCACTTCCGTGTTACTCAAATGGTTGAAAACACAAGAGGAATTAGAGAATACTATGTATTCAACAATGTTCTTATTACAGAAAACTCAAGAGAGTTCGGTACAGATGGAGAAATCACTTTGTCATTGACATTCACTGTAAGCCGTGATGAAAATGGTAACTTCTATGAAATCCGTAGAAACATTGAGGATGTAGCTTAAGTAGGAGAGTTTTAATGTCAGTACGTACTATAAGTGTTACAATTAATGGTCTTAACGATATTGAGGCTAAGACAAAATTATTGAATAACATGAAAGCGACTGTGCTTGATATTGAACGTATGATTAAGAAGATGGGCAGGTCTGATAACCTGCCCTCTATTAATTTAAAGCTCAATATTGATACTTCTGATATCCAAAGACAGATCAATAATGTAAATGCTCTTGTGAGCAAGGCATCAGGATCTAGTGTTGGTGGAAGTAGCAAGGTAAAAAGTCAAGCAGTAGAGGTCACTAACTTAGCTGAGTCTTGGAAAAACGTAGGATCTGCTATGTCTATAGCTAATAGAGCACTTACTAGTCTGACATCAAACATGATTAAGCTAGGGGCTATCAATCCTGCTAAAACCATGCTCAGTGGTCTCAGATCAGTCTCATCTGAGCTTTTAAATGTACAGAAGTCATTTACATCATTAGTCAATGGAAAGCTCACTAGTGGCTTCCAGGGGATCATTACATCTGCTGTGACTACCCTTAGACAAGGTGTTGCTGGAATGGTCTCTGAGTCACAAAAAGTAGGGGATGCTATGCAGATCTATCGGGTCAACATGTCATCTCTAGGCTTTAATGAAAAGGATGTAAATAAATCTCTTAAGAGACTAGGAGACTATGGTAAAGCTTCTGTGTATGATGCTTCTGACTTGCTCAACCAAGCATCAACTTACTATGCTTATAACCGTAAAGACTCTGAGGATATTGTAAAAGCCTTTGCAGGACTTATTGCACAAACAGCCAACCCTGTGCAAGGTCTTAAAACAGCAGGAGAGCAAACAGCTCAAATGCTTGCTAATGGTTATCTTAACCAACAAGACTTCAAGTTCACTAGAGAAAGATTCTCTGCTCTTGGTGCATCTGAAGTAAACAAACGACTCTTAGCTCTTGCTCAGTCTAAGGGTTATAGTTCTATCATTGAAGCTACTCAGAAGAAGGGTATCACTGCTAATGAGTACTTAGATGTTATCAAAGAAGTTGGTAACAGTCCTAAGTTCCAAAGTCTAGTTACATCTATCCTTACTCCTAAGCAAGCTATTGAGAACTTAAAAGAAACCCTGTCAAACCTTCTTGTGTTTGATAAGGTAGATGAGGATGGTAATTCTTCTCCTGGTGCACTTAACAAGGTATATGTAGCTACAAGAGACTTCATCAAGAACATCACAGATCTTGTTGGAAGTGAAAAGTTTGAAGGCTATGTAAGAAAGCTTGGAGATGCTATTGGTACAGGCATTGAGAATATCAATAAGTTCTCAAGAGCTATCACCCTTATGTTTGGTGATCAACTCATCAAGTCTATGGAGAAGTTTGGTAAAGACTTCACTTCTAGCCTTGATGGTAATGTGATGAAGAACTTCCAAGGCTTCATGCAATCACTGATTAACCTCTTCAATGAGTCAGGAAGTGCTATTGGTCGTTTTGTGAGTGATGCTGGTAATGCTTATATCAAGTATTTAACTTCTTGGGTTGATATTGGTAGAGAGCTTGTAGGTGGAGGTATCTTAGATGCTATCACTAACACCATTGAGGTTATCACTAATATACAAAATCTTGCTGTAAGTAGTGGTGCTGTAAAAGGACTAGCTGAGTTCCTTAAAGGTATGTCAGATGTACTAAAAACACTGACAGGTGATAGTAAGTATGCTTCCTATGCAACTACAGTAGTTACATCTATTAGAGGTTTTGCAGAAGAGCTAGTCAAAACACTTGATTTTCTAATCAAAAAGACACCTATAATTGAAGTTGCATCCAAGTTAATTTCTTCTGTGTTTGACTTCTTCTCAAACTTTGTGAAACTCACAAGACAGGGTGTTGACAATGATGGATTCAGAAATGGACTTAAGAACTTAGGTAATGTCATTAAAGACTTACTTGACTACTTAGCTCCTGTGCTTGCTAGAATCACTTCTAGTGCCCTTAATGCCCTTACATCTGACACAGGTGTTAGATTCTTTAAAGCACTCTCAAACTTTGTTAAAGCTGTTGTGACAGCTATTGAGAATGTTATCAAGTCCTTTGGTGGAGGAAACCTTCAAAAAGGCTTTGAAAAGATCCTAAGTACTCTTACTGTAATGGTAGAGATGTTTGCTAAAGTGGCTGAAGTTCTTGGTCATGTAGGTAAATACCTCATCATTGGTTCACTCATTGGTAAGGCTACATCTCTTGTGTCTAACATTGTGTCATTCATTGGTACTACTGTTAATAGCCTTGGTCAACTAAGCAACTTTGCTCTTCCAGGAAAGGTTAAGCAAGGGGTAGCTGGTGGACTTACAGGTGGTCAAAGTCTCCTTGCTGGTGGTGGACTCTTCTCAGGGTTCATTAACAGAAGAGCTGATAAGTACTACTCTAAGAAGAGTCAGAGAGCCTTCCTTGCAGATGACCCTGTGAATGGAAGCTACTATGCAGGACTAGCTTTACAAGCTAGAAACAACACTAAAGAACAGCTTAAGCTAAGCAAAGTCTTTAAAGATTCTGCTCAAGCCTATAAGAATGTTAGAGCCAATGGTGGTACATTCAGACAAGCTATTGGGGCAGGTTTTGATAAGGCTGGTAACTTAGGTCAAGCACTTAAGACATCAGGACTAGCTATTGGTACAATGTTTGGTGGAATTGCACTAGATGGTATTAATAATGCTGTTCAAAGTAGTAAGCTCTCTTCAGGAATGAAACAGGCTTCTACTGTGATCACAAGTACTGCTTCAGGAGCTTTAGCTGGTGCTGGTATTGGATCTATGTTCACTCCTATTGGTACAGCTCTCGGTGCTGGTATTGGTGGTTTTGTAGGACTTATTCAAGGATTGTTCACTAATGATGCTGAAAACCAAGCTAAGAAAGAACAAGCCAAGCTTGAAGCTGAAGCTAAGAAGCAAAAAGAAGAACAAGACAAGGTAGCCAGAGAGGCTAGAGTACAGGCTCTTAAACAAGAGGCTAAACAGTATGGAGACCTCATGAGGAACTTCTACAGATCAGTTACCAATGACTCCTCTGCACAGTCTGATATTGCTAATTCACTCGCTCTTGTGACAGGTAATGCTGGTAAGTTTGGTGGTGACTTAAGTAAAGGTGGTTCTAACCTTGGACTTGCTACTGAGTACCTTCCTAATGATGTTGATAAGTACAGTGTTAATATTGGTGGTCAAGAGAAAACTTGGGCACAGTGGAAAGAAGAACTTGGTGTGACTGACCTTGAACTTATGAAGTCATTACAGGCTTTATATGGCTCTTGGGGTCAAAAATATGTAGAGCTTAAAAACTCTACAGATGGTACTGTTGCAACTATTCAAACTCTCTCTGATACTGAGTTCAAGAGACAAGAAGCTTCTTCTAAGAACTTCACGGATGCCTTCAATGCTCTTGGAATTGCTACTCAGAAGATTCCTGAGATTCCATTCAAGAAGATTGCTGAAGTTAAGGAACAGCTAGACTATGCTTTAGCTGGTAAGAATTTCAGTAGTAAGGAAGATCAAGATTCTGCTATTCAGAAAGTCTTAATGAACATGGGAGCTAGTGAAGAGAAGGTTATTAATGCTTCTAAGGAAGATCTCTATAGTTGGGCTAGGGAACTTCAGAAATCTGCTACAGCAAACTCTAGAAGTAATGATGAAGTATATGCTGAAGCTGTGAAAGAGCTTAATAAAGTTGTCAATAGTACAAAGAGCGAGGTTTGGAAGAATCTTTTGAAGTCATTCACAGAAGAAGGTTCTAACCTAAACCTTGAGGAACTTATTAGTGTCACTACTGCTGGTAAAGCATTAGATGATGCTAACTCCAAAATTATTCAGTATAAACTTCAACAGGCATCAAAAGCTACAAAAGAGAAAATCAATGAAGTTGCAGGTAAGAATGTTGATGATCTTATCCAAGATCTTAAGATGCTAACAGGTTCTAGATTGACTGACAATTTTATTTATAAAGCTGACACTAAAGAGTTTAATACTATCCTAGAGAAAATAGGTATTATTGATCAAAAACTTAGACAAAAAGTAATTGACAAAGTACTTAAGGATGGTGAGACCATTGAAAAGGCTATCCAAGAGGTAGCTGATGATAAAGGTGCTCTTAGTGAAGAGGATCTTAGTTCACTCAAACTTTCTGCTAATAACTTCTATAATGTTATAGGTGAGTTGAAGTCTAAAGGTGAGATTAAGTTAGAAAAAGCTAATGAACTCCTTAAAGGAATCCCTATTGACCTTGTAGATGTATCTAAGCTTACTCCTGAAGGACAAGCCCTTGTGCAAGAGCTTAATACTAAAGTTGACAAGACCACAGGTAAGATCAAAGAGGCTAAAGACAAAGTTAGTGGTAATGACCCTAGCAATGTTGATACATCTAATATCAAAGCAGAAGCTAGTAAAGTTGAAGGTGCTCTTAGTTCTTTTGCAAACAGTGTTGCTAATGCTATCAATAAGATCTTTAATTCTACACCTAAATCTGTTGGAAGTTTTACTAGAAGAGGTATAGGTGTTGTTGTAGGTGGTTCATTTAGATCCAAAGGAGGATTAATTCCTGAGTACCACTCTGATGGTGATGCTGTAGGTATTAAATGGACTCCAAAAGGTACTGACACTGTGCCTGCAATGCTTACTCCTGGTGAGTATGTCTTGAGGAAGAAAGCTGTTGAAAGTCTAGGACTAGACTTCCTAAATAATCTCAACAAATA